ATAGTAACTCTTTTTACAATAAAGGATTCAACATTGTATGCTATGAATATTTTGAAGCACATCGTAATTATATGGCAGAAAACTTACCACATTTAGTAGTATTGCCTAAACCAATCACTACTGACTTGCTTGTATTCATAGAAGTTGCAGAGCATATGACCGATAAAGAACTTAAAGCATTATTTAAGAAAATAAAACCTAAAAATATATTATTTAGTTCAACACCTAACAAGACAGATGGTGATGAAGAATGGGGACATATCAATATTAAAACTGAACAAGAATGGAATCAACTATTTGAGAAACTTGGATACGAATTTGTCAAGAATTTAAATGTTCCTACAAACTGGTCAATACTTTATAAATTAAAATAATGAAACAACAAAACTCAACACTAAAAAAAGCAATGATTGAAGCACTTGAAAAAAGTCTTGGCATTGTCACTACTGCAGCTAAAATGGTAGGCATAGATAGAACTACTCATTACCTATGGATGAGAGAAGATGAGACTTATAAAGAAGCAGTAGAAGGTATCAATGATATGGCAATTGACTTTGCAGAATCTCAACTAAATGTATTGATGCAAGGAGCAAGTCACGAAGTAGTGACAAACAGAGGAGACATAGTAGAAATTAAAGATGCACCAAATCCAAGTTCAATAATATTCTACTTAAAAACGAAAGGTAAAAAACGTGGATATGTTGAAAAACAAGAAGTGGAATTATCAGGCGAAAGAGAAATTTTTAAAGGTCTTGATTTAAATATTAAAGAAAACAAAGAAAGTCAATAAAACCGTTTGTCTACACGATGGACAAATCGCATTTATGTTAAAAGAAACTACTGCACAAGTTAAGATATCTAATTTAAAAAAAAGGATTAGAATAGTACAAGGTGGAACATCAAGTTCAAAAACATTTAGTATTATTCCTTTGCTGATAGACTATGCTTATAAGAATCCTAATAGCGAAATAAGTGTAGTAGCTGAAACAATACCACAAATCAGAAGAGGTGCTTTAAAAGACTTCTTAAAAATAATGGATTGGATTGGATTTTATAACGATAATCAATTCAATAAGTCTACTTTAAAATACACCTTTAAAAATAAAAGCTATATTGAGTTCTTTAGTGCTGACCAACCAAACAAATTGAGAGGAGCAAGAAGAGATGTTCTATTTATTAACGAGGCTAACAATGTAAACTTTGAAGCATATCATCAGTTAGCGATTAGAACAAAGAATTTCATTTATCTTGACTTTAATCCAAGTAGTGAATTTTGGGTGCATACTGAATTATCAAATGATAAAGATTCAGACTTGATAATTCTTACCTACAAAGACAACGAGGCATTAGATGATGCATTAGTCAAAGAGATTGAGAAAGCAAGAGAGAAAGCAGAGACATCATCTTATTGGTCTAATTGGTGGAAAGTATACGGATTAGGTCAAATCGGTAGTTTAGAAGGTGTAGTATTTGATAATTGGAAGCAAGTGGATAGTATCCCTAACGATGCAAAGTTATTAGGATATTCAATGGATTTCGGGTTTACCAATGACCCTACTACGTTGATGGCGATTTATAAGATGGATAATGAATTGTACATTGATGAATTACTGTATCGTACGAATATGACTAACAATGACATTGGTAATTTTATGAAGTCAATTAACATCGTTAGACCTTTTGATATCGTAGCTGATTCAGCAGAACCTAAATCAATCGAAGAATTGAGAAGACAAGGATTTAATATACAACCTGCAAGTAAAGGTTCAGATTCAATCAAGATAGGTATTGACATACTTAAACGATATCAAATGAACATCACCAAACAGTCTACTAATACTATCAAAGAATTAAGAGCATATCAGTGGGAGAAGGATAGAGATGGTAAGCTAACAGGTAAACCAATTGACCACAGTAACCACTCAATTGATGCTATCCGATATTTTGCACTAAATAAACTTAACAACAGACCAAGTGGCAAATACGCTACAATTAGAGTATAATCACAAATAAACAACTAAAATATATTATTTATCAAATGAAATTAGAGAATTTAACAATAGGTCAATTCATCAAGTGTAAAACAATATCTGAATTTGAGACTGATGTTTTAGACAAAAGCATCAAGATGTTAGCAATAGTAACAGACAAGACTTTTGATGAGATTGAAGCAATGCCAGTAGATGAGTTGACTAATGCTTTGAAGCAGTTTAACGAGATTGAAAAGCTAACTGAAAACACAAAGGTTAGAATGAAATTTAAGGTTAAAGGCAAAAGGTTTGAGTGCATATGGCAAACGCAGAAACTTGGAGCAAATCAATACATAGATGCTACATCATTTTGTAAGAATGAAAAAGATATCGTGAATAATATTCATAATATTTTGGCAAGTATATGTGTTGAAAGAACTTGGTATGGTAAGAAATTGAAGTATAACCCAGAGAAGCACAAAGAGATTGCTGATTTGTTTTATAATCATATGAAGATAACTCAAGCATATCCAATCTTACTTTTTTTTTGCAAATATTTCAAGGAATTGCACGACAATATCCTAATTTATTTGGAGGAGGCGGCAGAGAAGTCAATGAAGATGGCAATGAATCACCCGAAAGTGGTAGAAGTTTTGAAGAAAAATGGGGATGGATTGCAGTAATTAATAATTTAGCAAATAACGATAGGAGCAAATGGGAATTTTATTTTGATTTGAATGTGATTGAGTTCTTAAATACGGTAGTTTTTTATAAAGACAAAAGCGAAGAAGATAAACGATTATGGCAAAAGGCACAGGCACAAGCATAGGTAGTAAATATGGGTCATCAGTAGATAACTTTCAAAAGGAGTTAAAAAGTGGTGCTGATAAAATTATGATTGATTGGGCAAATGAAAGCATAGCTATAATGCGAAAGATATTAAAGCAAAAAACAAGGATAAAAGATAGAGGTAAGTTAATAGCAGATTTAGCACCAAAACCTTATCCTATGGATGCTAATGGTAATATAAGAATTGAGATTGTTACTATGCAAGACCATTGGGAATTTGTAGATAAGGGAGTGAAAGGAGTTAAGAGCAGCGCAAAAGCACCTAACTCACCATTTCAATTTAGGAATCTTGGAACACCTGATACGATGGTAAATAGTTTTAAAGAGTACATATCAAAACTTGGATTAAAGAGTGCGAAAATAAAAGGTAAAAGCACAAGACTTTACAAAACAAATAATAAAACAAAAACAAAAACTGCTAAAATGGATGTCATCGAACAAGCAGCAAAAGGTATGGCAATAGCAACAAAGATAAGCGGAATAAAAGCAGTTAATTATGTTGAACCTGCAGTAGGTCAAAAGCGAATAAAGAAGTTATCACAAGCAATGAGCAAAGAAATAGGAATAAAAGTATTAGCATCAATAGTTTCAGAATTTTAAAATATGGCAATCACAATAGTAACACCTCCAGATGATTTTATTGGAGCATTCAATCAAGTAGTATACAAGATAAGTAGCAATAATACTGCTCAACCTAACTTTAACTTCATAGTTGACATAAAAGAGACTACGACATCAACACTTTTGGCACGTTTAAAATATCCAAAACAACCTGCAGTAACTGATTTGACATTTGACATAGGCGATGTATTAAAGAATTCTGTAAGTTATGATTTCTTAAATGCACAAGCAGCCTATGTAGCAGCTAACACGAATTCACGTTTAAAGTATTATGTTGAATTCAGAGAATTGTATGATGTGGCAACTGTTCCGACATTAAGTGCTGTGTTAGCGAGTGACCCTGCGACACCAAGTGCATCAAGTTACAAGTTTGCAAGTAATGCTATTTTTGATTTTGAAGACTTCACACCTACTGCATACGTAAACACAAACGTAAGTGGATTTGGTTATTTAAACGCAAACACATCATCATTTGAAAACATTGAAGCAAGTCAAAATAAAATACTTACTTTCTTTGACCCTAATAGAATAGCAGCAAAAATAGTTTTACTTTCAGGAAGTACATTTTCTCAATCTATAACATTACCTGCAAAAGAACATTTATTTAACATAAACGCAGGTAAATGGATTTTAGATACATCAGGTTTGACTTTAGCGATGGGAACTTATGTCGTACAAGTTCAAACAAGTGCTAACGTAA